AGAATATTATGCACAAGAAGTTAGCGCCCATGCCGCTCAATCCAGACTTATGGAAGTGGATAAAAGATAAGAATCAGGAAACAGGCAAGACGTACAGCGATATAGTGCGCGATGCTATACGAACAGCCATGGAAAAAGATAAGCGTAAGGGTAATAGGTGATATATGAAAAGAGTCAATGACTTATACTCAGTCAACGGAACTATAGAGCAGTGTAAAGCAGCTACCAAGGCATTAAGAAGGCTAAAGAAGCTCGGAAAAAAGCCTTATCACTCAAGACCTGGCTTTATAAGGGTTAGCATAAAAGGCGTTTATTTTGAGCTGTCTGCATTAACTTTTAAATGGGCAAGAACACGAAGCTCAGGAACTTATATATGGAAAAGCTCGCTAGGTGTCGATAGCTTTATTGAGCTTGCATCTGCTGAGGTCATTAGAGGCCGGCAGTGGAAGAAAGACAAAGACGCTAAAGAAGAGGCAGAACTAAATCTATGTCTAGGGCATGAATGTCATAGAGATAATGTAAAACTGTAGTATAGTGTAATACATACTTCAAATGATTCGCAGATGGAGCAAAGTTAAATGAGTAATGTTAATGAAGTTTTAAGAGTGCCTATTCAGAGAGGTAAAACAGAAGCAGAAGCAGATATAAAAGGCATGCACTATTCAAAACATAATCATTGCCCAGAATGCGGTTGCCCGTGGTATGGAAACAAAAATTATTGTGGATAAGGGCATAGAACTTGTTATGACTGCTTGCAAGAATATTGGCTTGATATTAAATATTCTTGGTCAGTAAGCCGTAGAGAATTAAAACCAGAGCAACACCCCTAGGCTAGACCTTGGGCGGCCAACAGTGTTAACGGGCCTTTTAGTTGATCGTTAACAGCTCTACTTTAAATAAATTATTAGACGTGGTATAATCATGATACGGTCGCTTGGTTAGAAGCTAGACTTTAAATAAATATCTTACCAAAATACAGTCGTGAAACTCTGTAAAAAATGAATGGCACTAAAGACTTATTAAACTAGCTCCTTTGGTTGTCATACCGTTTCATAAATCACCCTTGATTACTGTCATTCGCGGTAAGTTTCACCAGCCAAGGGAGCTAACTTAATAGGTCTTTAATGCATTACTTTAAATTTGATATAGCCACTTGGATTCAGTCAACAAGACACCTAACACCCGAAGAAGAAGGCGTTTATTTGCGGTTGGTCAATCATTACTATGATACCGAAAAGCCCTTACCAGTAGAAATTCAACCTTTTTTAAAGCGCTTACAATTGAGAGGACATCTTGATTTAGTTAATGAAATATTGACTGATTTCTTTATCTTAACTGAGAAAGGTTGGTCTCATAATAAATGCAACGAACTTTTAAAAGAATATCATAAAGGGGCAAAGAAAAATAAGCTAAACGGGCAGAAAGGCGGGAGGCCCAGTAAAACAAAGGCCTCTAGCGTAACCCAAACAGAACCCAGTGGGTTAATTACTGAAACCCAAACAGAACCCAAACATAACCCTAATTATGAATTAGTAACTACTAATAATGAATTAGGAATTAGTAAGGATAAATTAAAAACTAAGGTTAAAAAATTTACCCCCCCAACAGAGCAAGAGATTCATGAATACATTGTTCAAAAAGGTCACTGGGAAGACAAAGGCGCTGAGGCTAGAAAGTTTCTTGATAACTATCAAGCACAAGGATGGAAGCTATCAAACGGAAATAAAATGGTTGACTGGAAAGCAACAGCTAACAAATGGCTGAGAAACAAACAGCAATGGGATAATAAATAATGAAATCAATATCTATTGAAACAGAAAATGCAGTGATAGGCGCAATGCTGGTTGGTGGTGAAAAAACCTATCATCAAGTATCTTCTATTGTCGCATCTAAAGATTTTTACCAGCTAGAAAATCAAATTCTATTTAACGCTATAGAAAAAGCTATTGAGTTAAAACTAAGTGTAGACCCAGTTACTATTGCTGAGACGCTTACAAACGACAATTTAAACAATATCGGCGGCATGGCATACATAAGTAGGATTATGTCTGATACACCATCAACTGCTAATGCTACAGCTTATGCGCGTATAGTTTTAGATAACTCACAACTTAGATCCCTAGTAAGCGCGGGTACATCAATAATAGAGCTGTCAAATTCTGAAACAAGCACTTTAGAAAAAATAGCCATGGCTCAAGAAATAGTGGGTGATATAGCCAAGGCGCAAAAACAAGAAGACAAAAGCTCTGCCGACGCTGTAAAAGAGTTAATTTTATGGATGCAAAGAGAAGATTCTGAACTAAAGTCTGGATTTTTTGACAAGCAAACTGGCGGCCTATTCTCTGGATTAATTGTTATAGCGGCTGGCACTGGTCAAGGAAAGTCTACATTAGCTTTAAATATTGCATACAATTTACGAGATAAGCACATAGCGTATTATTCTTTAGAAATGCCAGCAGCACAGTTAATGATGAGAATGGTTTCTAATGACTGCGGATTACAGTTTTCAAGAATAAGAGATAAAACGCTAAATGTTTCTGAGTGGCCAATATTTGCAGAATCTACAAAAAAGATAAGGAATTCAAATATACGGTTTATTGATAACGGCATTCACATTAACCAGTTGTGCGCTCATTCTAGAGGAATGAAAAATAAGGGAAAGCTAGACCTGGTTGTAGTTGACTACATTCAGCTAGTGGGGTCTGACGGTCAGAACAGAGAAAGAGAGGTTGCAAACATAACGCGAAAGCTAAAAGGTCTATCAATGGATTTAGACGTTCCTGTTATTGCACTATCTCAGCTATCAAGAGATCACGAGAAGAGGGCAAACCCTAGGCCGTCGCTTAGAGACTTGCGTGAGTCTGGAGCTGTTGAACAAGATTCTGATTTAGTTATGTTCTTGTATGACGAGTCAAAATATAAAGACGACTCAATTAACAGAGGTCTAACTGAGCTTTACAGCGATAAATTTAGGCATGGCGAAAATTTTACAACAGTTTTAGAGCAGCAGTTAGCAAATTACAGATTTAAACTAAGCGACGCTGTAATATCACATCAAGAAGCAACGAGGTACAAATTATGATCTACAAGCCATTTAAAGACTTAATGAAAGAAAGGATTTTAAATATTGTGAGAGTTCAAGAAGAGCTATTTCCTACATACTCATTTGCAAGGGCTAAATTTAAGCGTGATATGAAGATTGTCTTTAACGATCCGCTTATGTTTGATAAGTTAAATATTAATAAATAGATGTTTTATAGACCAATTGTAATACTTGTGTTACAATATAGACATAATCAAAGAGAGCGGCAATATGTCAAAGTACCATAGAACATTTAGAATACAAGAAGATATAGGGGATAGAATAGAACGAATATGCACGCGTAGAGGCGATTGGTCTTATCATCTAAATAATGCGCTACGTGAATATATTAATAATCATGAGTTAAAAAATAAAATTTTGAAATCATGCGAAAATTCTAATGATAGCGGGGCTTAAATATGACAAATGTAATTAATATAAATAATGCAAAGTCAGAAAATATAATTATTATAGAGGTTGAAGTAGATTCACAGATAGATATTTTAGAATCAAATTTTTTAATTAATTTAGATATAAAGAAAATGATCAATACAAAAGGTGAGGAATACTATAAAGCAACAATAAAGCCATTGTTTAAAGCTGACGTAATCGGTAACTTAGCCTGTAAAGAATGGAATAATTTATTTTCAGAAAATGGATTTAGTCAAATATCAGATATAGCTTTTACTTACATGAAAATTGTTTCTGATACTATTAGAGAGAGTTGAGATATTTTTATAAAAAGACAATAAATAGGTGATACATGAAAGAGCTAAAAGAAAAGTACTATAGGGCAGAAATAAAAATTAAGAATAATAATCTGCTAAGTCTAATTGAGAAAAATGGTTATACAAATATTTCTAATTTTTGCAAAGTAAATAATTTTAGTTGCTCTTTGTTGGGCAGCTATGCAAATTTAAAGGTTAGCCCTTTCTTAAATGATCAGACGGGCTATAGAAAAACGGCTTTAGATATATCCTTTGCATTAGGGGCTTTACCTGAGGACATATGGCCGAGTGATATGTTATTAGTTTTAGAGAATAATAGTGGTTTTGCTAAAATAAACAAAGGTCAAGCCGAGACTTTAATTGCTCAGTCATCTGCCGATTCTCTAGTTTTAAAAGATGAGCGTACAAAACTAATTGAAAGCGCCTTGTCTGCATTGA